CGACCCCACCGATGGCGATGAGGCCGGATACCGAAATCGAACTGTCCGCCATGCTATCCCCAGAGCGTCAGTTCGACGCGCTCATCGCGCAGATTCTCATTGCGGCCGATAACCACCATGCGGCGCCCTGCCTGATAGCCGAACCGCGGCAGGCTGACCGTCACAGTGCTGCCGAGCACGGCCGCTGTCGCATCCCGGTGCGCCACCGGAAAGGTGAGCACGTCCCGCCGAACATTGTAGAGCGCCAGCCGCCGCGCCGCCTCGGCCTGGGCGTCCGCCGCATTGGCCAGGGCCGTATCGATCGCCAGTTCCGGCGCCAGCATGTGCTTGGTCTTGACGCCGGCATTTTCTGCCCGCACCTCGCGCTGAGCTACCGCGACGGCCCCACGGCGTGCCACCGACACGCACCCGCCCAGGCGGCTGTCATCCTGCACTTCAAAGGCCGGCCGGTAGCGCAACACGATGCGCCAGGCCGGAATACCGCCATCCGTGTCGGGGTTGGAGACGAGCCCCACCCCATCACCAAGCAGGTCGCGCTGCGTCAGCGTGGCGGCCGGCGTACCGGGCGTGGCGAGCCGACCGACTTCGAACGCGCCCAGATTGTTCGGCAATATCCATCCACCCACCGATCCCAGGACGATCGACAAGGCTTCGAGCGCCGACTGCTCGTCCGCCACGAAATGTCCGACCTCGTAAGGCGCGGCGCTGTCGAGGGCAGTAAAAGTGGCCGCGTTCACATTCGCCGACCCCGTTAAGCCGAGCTTGGCCAGCATCCGTGTCGATACGGCGCCGGCTCGCCGCAGGGCCGCTGTTGCCCCCTCCAGCACGTCCGCCGTGATGCCATAGGCCGGCGCCGCGCCCAGGCGGAACAGCCCGAGCGCCAGGCAGGTCAGGTATTGCCCTGGCCGGATCGCTGCCGAGCGCAGCGCGGCGATCGTGGCATGGTTCCCTCCTGCCGATAGCGGCACGCCGCCATCGAAGACGGCGATCGATGCCACGGCTCCGTCATGCACCTGGTAGATCAGGTCGAACGGGTTGACGGGCACCGCCGGCACGTTGAAGCAGTTGCCGAAGCAGAGCGGTTTCAGCTGGTCTTTGAGGTCGGCCGTGCCCTCCGCCGTCGGCCCGGTGGCCAGGGTCGTGCCGGCATAGCGATTGCCCTGCAGCGGCTTGTCCAATTCCCGGCGACGATCATAGAGGCGCAGCCGAAACCCGCTCCACATATTGTCGCTGTCGAGCCGATCGACCGTGGCGCGAAGCACCGTCTCGGCCGTGCCATAGGCAGCGCGGCGCGAAGACAGCCGCTTCACCGATACGGTCCGACCGTCGAACCCGAGGTCGAGCCAGCTATCGAGGGCCCCATCGACATTGACCACCCGGATTTCGCCATACGAAACCTCGGAAGGCCCCAGCGTCCGGCCGGCGCCAAACAGATGCCGCTGGAAGAAGCCGGGATCCTCGATCCGCGCCGGATAGTTGGCATTGGCCGGTGTATCGCTGGGCCCGGTATTGTAGCCGCCCGATGAAACGCGCAACGTCACCGCCGCCGTGCCGTTATGCGCGCCGACCTCGACGAGGTATTCGCTGGCCTGCATCTCAACCGCGCTTCAGCATCGATTGGCTGGACTGGCGATTGCCCGCACGCACCGCATCGGTCGTGCCTTCGGTAGCCTCCACGACAGCCTTGGCCCCTGCCGCCGTGACCCCGCGAAGGCTGGCAACCTCCTGGCGTAGCGCTTGCAACTCGCTCAGCACTGCCGCACTCGAATTGTCGTTGCTAGACCCCGGCCGCTGGATATTGACGATTTCGTCCCGCCCGACCCGTGCCGACGGCCGGCCATTGATGCTCAGCAGGTTCTGGTCGATCCCGGCATGGCCGCCGATCATGAAGCTGCCACCCGTTGCAAACCCCGGCAGCGGGACGGTGCCGCCGCGTTCGATCGTCGCCAGGGTCCGCAGCGCCAGGTTGAGCCGGTCGATCGCATCAGCCACCGACATGACCGATTGGTTGATGTCGATCAGCCGCCCGACCTGCTCGTCGAGCGAGGCCAGCTGGCGTTCCGCTATGGTCGCCCCGCCGCTGAGATTGCCGATCGTCCGGTCCAGCACGGCTTCCACCTGGCCGAAGATCGCAAAATACTGGTCGGAGGAGGCGTAATAACCCCTGGCCTCGGTAAGGTATGCCCGGCTGACCTCTTCGAGACGCGCCAGGGCGCTCTCGTCACCCCGCATGGCCCGCGCACTGACATCGTTGAACTGTCTCTGCGCCTCGAGGAAGCGGTCCATCGGCGACAGCCCCGACAGGCTGCTATCGAGCCGCAGAGATTCCTTGAATTCGCTCAGCGAGCGGATGAACTGCCGGTTGCGGTCGATCAAGGTCCGCAGGGCTTCCGCCTCCGCGTTATACGCTTCTCGCAGGCCCTGCTGCGCCCGATCGACATCGGCCTGGGCCTGCTCCAGGGTCATCGAGTTCATAGCCTCCAGCACGCGCTCCAGCTCGGCGGAAAAGCCGGGGAACATCTCGATCAGGCGCGCCACCTGGTCGGCCGTCAGGTCGCCATCCTCGATGATCCGGCGCAGCGACAGCGACAGTTCGGTAATGGCGCCATCGGCACTGACCCCGAGCCGCGCCGCGTCGGCCAAGCGGTCATTATAGAGCTGCTGGGCCGCCGCGGCCTGGTTGAGATAGTCGTCCCCGCGCAGCGCGTTGATTGAGGCTTCGAGCTCCTCCTGGAACGCCCGTCCCAGCGTCCCCACGACATTCTCATTGGCGTCGCGCAGCTGCTCGACCAGGGCCCAGTCCTGGGCACTCTCCGCCAGGGTGATCAGCTCGGCGGACTGCTTCTGGAAATCGGCGAGGATCTTGGCATAGCGGCTGATCCGCTCGCCATTCGCCGAGGCGATGAACTGCTCGATCGCCGAGCGGTTTTCATCCACCTTCTGGCGCGCCTTCTGCAGCGCCTCATTCATGCCGAACAGCCCGCCGATCAACCCGGCAATGCCGCCCACAACCGCGCCAATCGGCCCGCCAGCGGCGAAGCCTGACAGGGCGCCGCCCAGGGCGCCCATCAAGGGGTTCTGCGTCTGCGCGCCGATGCCCAGCCCGCCCACACCCGCCGACACCAGGCCGCCATTCTGCTTGAGGAAGCCGGCCAGCCCAGCAAACGCGCCATCGGCCGTACCATCCTTGGCCCCGGTCTCGACACCCTTGATCAACTGGTCGAGCCAGTTGCCCGCGTCGACCTGCCCGCTTTCGCCACCCCCGAACAGGTTCGACAGGTTCGCGCGGCCAAGCTGAGCAAAACCGGCAAGCGCTTTGTCGAAAAAGGCATCCATATCGTCCATGGGGCCATCGAACAGATTGCCAAGCACGGACCCCAAGGTCTGCCACACAGCGTCGCCGGTTTCTTTCGCCCGATCCTCCAGCCGCCGCAGGCCTTTGTGGGCAGCGGCGTTCAGATTGGCGACTTCCCGCTCCACGGCCGCAACCTGGAAGCTGTCGAGCTTGTCGCGATACTGATCGAGCAGCGCCATCAACTCGGCCGCTTCACGTCGGGCATACTCCGCCGGGAAGAGACTTTCCGCCAGCTTGTCGGCCGTGCCGATGAAACTGTTGAAGTCCTTCTCCGCTGCCTTGAGGGCCGCGGCAGCACCGCTGGCCTTTGTCGCCATCTCGTCAAAGCTGGCGTTCGAGTTGGCGATCTCTTGGTTCATCGCCGCAGCGGCACGCGCCAACTCTTCAGGGCCAGCGCCCGCGCTCTTCAACGACACCTCGAGCGCCGCGTACTGATCGCGGATGCGGGCCACGGCCGCATCGCGAGGCTCCATGGCGCCGATGGAAGCCTGCCGCTCGGCATCGGCGAGGTCCTTGGTGGCGTCCGTAAGACCGGTAACCTGATCGCGGGCGCTCTGGTAGAGGTCGTTGGCCGCGCTCTGTCGGCGAGCGAACTCATCCAGCGATATGCCGCGCGCATCCAACAGCGCCTGGTTCTCGCGAATGGCGGCGCTATAGTCGCTTTCGGCCTGCTTAAGCTGCCCGAACTGGGCTTGAGCCGCGGCGACCTCCGGAATGAGACTGCCCAGCCGGAACATGGCATTGGCGTACGCATTTGCCGCACCGGTAGCGGTGCCGTACTGGCCAGCCGCGACAACGGCAGCCTCACCGGAGTTGGCGATAGCCCATGCAGCGGCAATGGCCGCGCGCTCCACCAGTGAAAGGCCGAGCCGGGCATCGTTGGCGATATCGCTCCAGTCTTCCATGCCCGAAAGGTCGGTCATGTTGAGAGCGGTCTGTGCCGCCTCCGTTTCTTCCATTCGGCCGCGTAGCTGGAACAACTGGTTAGCCAGAATGAATACTTCATCAGCCATGTCCCGAACGCCGGAATCATCGGTCGCATGAAACAGATCGCGAGCGGCGGCCATCGCCGAACGGAGTTCTTCATTGGTGCTGCTCATCGAGAGGCCCAGATCGCGGAGCGCCTCGATTTGGCTTATGTATCCGCCCAGCACGCCACTGGTTGAGCCGCTCGCCATGCCAGCATCTTCCAGCGACCGCAGGTCGGAAATCGTTCTGGCAATGCTGTCACGAGCCTGGGCAATGTTCCGGTCAATCGTGCGGAGTTCTTCCGCCTGCTGTTTCAGACCGGCTGCAAGGTCAAGTTCAACGACCTCTTGCGGCAGCCGCCGAGCCTCTTCACCAGCAGATTTCGCCGCCTCCCTGACGCTCTCATATCCGTCCAAAATGCTGTCGAGCCATTCGTCGTGACGCTTCAGGGCGCTCTCGGCATCCTCCGCGCCCTTTGAGGCAGACATGAACCACTGGACCGCGGCGGCAGCGAGCGCGATGAAGCCAATCGTCAGCAGCGACACCGGATTGATCACCGACACAAGGGCGGCCGCCAGTCCGCGCAGCGGGCTCTGCATGGTCATCAGCACTGCGCTGAGCTGGGTGCCCTGTTGTAGGGCGATCATGATGGGGTTCATCCCCATCGCCGCCGTGACCGCAACATCTTGGAACTGGGCCCCGATATTGGCCACGCTCCCACGCGCATTGTCATTAGCCGCAGCCAGCCGGTGCAGCGATGCAGCCTGATTGTCGTTGGCCGCCGTCGCCGCCACTGCTGCAGCGCGGGCCTGCTGCTCGACAGCAATAAGGTTGCGGTACTTCCCGTTGACCAGATCGATCGCTCTGGCCTGCTGGCTGGCATCGATCGCGCCCTGCTCGAATGCGCGGTTCACGGTCGCAGTTTCGCGTGCCAACTGCGTCTGCAGGTAGATCATCCGATCGTGCCGCTCCATCAGACGCTGGTAGTCACGGCCCGCCGACAGTTGGCGCCGCACGCTTGTCTCCGTGCGGCGCGCCATCGTCTCGCCACTGCGCGCAACATTGTCCTGCGACGCGGCTAGGCCATCCAACCCGGCCTTGACCTGCGCCAGGCCCTCGGACTTGCCGCGGACCGTGACGGTCTTGATAACGTTGACGTTCATGGTGAGCTTCCTGCCTTTTTGGGCGGATGGCGTTTTTTGACCCAGTCTCTATAGACTTGGTCCATCGCGCGCAGCGGACCCACGCTGACCCAGCTGCCATTGGCGAGCTTGAAGTCTTCGCCGATCCGCCCGTCGAAACGCAGCCCGGCGGTGGGATCCG